TATTTGCGCTAGTTCTAAAATATGTTTTGAAGGTTCCTTGTGGTAAGTTGCCAAATACACCATCACTAAACATAAGATCAATTCTATCATCTAATCTTGTTACAATGCTGTATATATTTTTTGTTGTGCTAGACAAACTGTTATAAACTACATTAGATCCTTTTGCACTATCTACTTTGTCCCATAAATCTGTTTCAAATCCTGCTGTATTCAGTTGATATAGCCAAACATCAGTATTATTAATATTAGGACTATCTATACTAATTGCTTGATTTGTAGAAGGTGTGTCAATAGTGAATGTTCCGTCTTCTAGTAAACCTTGTCTAAAATGTAAAAAGAATCCGGTGTTTGAACTACCAAATCCTTTGTTATCATCTCTAAACAAAAATCCTAAGTTATTACCTGCTAACGGTGGCTCTTCTAATATTTCATTACCACTTACTTCTGCAGACACAACTTCAAATGGAACGTTCTTACCGTCTATAACTTTTGAAAATCTATAAATTGGCAAGTCAGTCGACGCCCCGTTAACTTTATATTGCTGGCTAGGTATATTGTTTACAGCAGCAGATTGTATAGGACGTCCAAATTTGTTTGTTACAGGTAATGCTGCATTTAACACTTTTATAAACTGCTCGTACCAATCAGGATTTGTGTTGTCATTCCATAGAATACTTTGACGGCTAATGTTTGAACCGTTAGCATCGATTACATCTTCAGTTGTTTTAATTGACTCAACTTTAAGTAGACCATGAGCAGGTAAATTACGTTTTGCATTATAACTTAATAATCTAGCTAGGCGCAGTATACTTTCTCTACGTTCTGCTAGTTCTAAGAAGTTTTCTCTTGCATTTAAGTCAATACGGAACGAAAGGTTTTGACCCAAAAAACAAATCATATCAATAAGTGCAAGGTACTCCGAAGACTCAATATAATCGTTAAAATCCTCAGGATAATTCTCTCTAAGGTAATTTATTAAAGTACGTCTTAAATTATCAAAATCGTAACTTTTAAAGTCTGCATTGCGGAATGACTGGTAAATTCTTTTCCAATCTTCGGCAACTAAAAGTCTATTTTGTCTATCGGTTGATGACATTTTCGTTCCTTATTTTATCTACTAATATTTATCGTAAGCTGTTAAGTGCTATTATATTAATCCGTTGTTTTGATCAAAAGAAAAGCGCAAAGATTCAGTAATATTGTAAGGCAAATATGTAAGTGTAGCTTCAATTTGTAATCCGTTTTCGTACTCAGTAACAATAACTTCGTTTATAGATACTCTAGTTTCTGTTTGCAATACTCTGTTTACATCTGATATCACAGCTTGTTTTAGTTGTTCTGTTAATGGCTCAAATAATATGTCCCATATTATTGTACCAAAATCAGGATCACTTAATTTTTCACCTTTTCGTATATGAAAATGATTTATGATGTCCTGTTTAATTAAAGCAATATCATATAACTTGTAACTTTTATTATCAGGATTAGCTGTACTAAACCCTTTATACCAAGTTTGTATAGCTTTGTCCTCTGTGACGGTTTTTTTAATCTTTACTTTTTTGTATAATTCTTTTTGTGCCATTTTATTTCCTTACACTGTACTATCTTCGCCGCCAGTATTTTCAATAGTTGAACCGTCTATCGGTACATCTAACTCAGCAGGTATTGCCCAATTGCGCCTAATTGTTAAAGTATACTGACTGTTTGACTCGAACCTATAATTACTTATTTTTGCATTATCACCTTGGTTTCCACCTAATACTTTAAAACGTTTATTTTTTGTATCAACTTCCCATACAAACCCTACATGGCCCCCGCCTCTAGTTTTTGATTTAAATACTACAACATCTCCTTTGCGTATTTGAGATGTATCACGCCATCCAACCTCTGCACCGTAATTTTTGTACGCTTGTGAACTCATTGATTTAAGTCCACCAATTCCAGCTTCATCTAAAGCCCAACTTACATACGCTGCGCACCATGCATAAGCCATAGCACTACTATCTCTATCATAAGATTGATTACAAACTCTATATGTTTGTAATATTCTAGGATTACCTGGATTGCCTTTTTCTGTCCAGTCTTGTGATAAGCAATTTTGTAGTAACGCAACTAATCGTTCGTAACCAGGATTTTGAGGTACAGGTCCTGTAACTTCAGCTCCGGCAATAGTACCTTGTTCTTGCCCCGGTATGCCGCCTGATTGAGTATCTTGTCTACCGCTTTGATTACTGTAAGATAAAAATTGTTGATTAGATACTACATCGCCTTCTAAGTCTTGCTCAAATGGATCATCAGAAGCAAACCGCTGACTTTCTAAATCAGGAATTTCATCTGTATATATTGGAATGTTCGGACTAATAACTTCACTTGCTGGAATTACTACATTACACATTATCCAAATCCTCTATTATTTGTTGGTGCATTATACCAAGTATCATCTGCATCTACAACGCTTGCAAATTGTCTGTCTTTACTAATGCCTAAATTATAACCACCTTCTGTACCTGCAATACAAAGTCTCATATTACCTAGAATGCCGCGGCCTTTATCTTTATATCTATCTTTTAAATAGGCTGCACAGACATCACAAGACAATTTAAAGTCTGTAAGTAATAATCCAGGATCAACTATAATATCAACACCAAACGGATTATCGTCTGTAATTGGTGCGTTTGTCAATCCTGCAAGTTTTCCGTAACGCTCGTAATTTCCTTTACCAGTTAGCTGAATAAGTCCTCTACCAATGTAGTTTCCTCCATCACCAGCTGCGTCATTACCCATGCCCGGTCCTATTCTACTTTGATAACCGTATACTAATTCAAAAAATTGAAACTTGTCTGCCTTTATAGATGTAAGTTGTGAATCACTTACAGTTCTTGCAGCACTAAAAATAGATCTAATTCTATCGTTACTTGTTCCTGCATAACTAGATTCTTCAGTAGCACTAATCTTACTTTCTGTGTTAGCACAAACAATAGCTGCTTTTACAAATTCATCGTTAAATCCTGCAATAGTTCTTAAAGAATTTGCAAAAATTCTTGCACGCTCTTTTTTATCTGATATTTCTTCAGGAGTTCCAGTAGGAATTTGTGTTCCTCCTAGTGTAGGTGAACTTGTTACACCTCCTGGTGTGTTACTTGCAGCTATAGATCCGTTAGGTGCTACAGTGCCAAATGTGTTTGCTGCTGTTCCAGTAGGTGCATTCGTTCCAGTAACATTGCTATTTCTTAAGAACGTATCTGGACGCTCAGGAGCATAACTGTCAGTTGATGCTTGTCCAGCTTCTGTTTTCTCAGGAGTGTATGCAGTTGGATTATAATTTTCGTGTTCGTACCAAGGTTCGTGATTTGGTCTACGTGTAGTTTGTAATGCTTGTGTAGGTGGAACTGGAAGCACTGGATTTGCAGCATCTGCTACTTCTGCGTCTGCTGCTACTGCTGCTGTTGCTGCTGCTGGTCCATTTAAATGTATTTCAGCGCCTGTTTGAGTTATATTAGCACTTGCTTTTAGATCTAACCCGCCGCCAGCTGCTGTTACTAACGCTGCTGTTCCTGCATGTATATCTGTTTGTTCTCCAGATGATAATTTAGTGTTAGTTGCAGACTTTACATCAATTGCAGCATCAGAGTTTACAATTAAATTACCTACGGCTTTTATATGATTATCTCCGTCAGTAGTAATTTTTAATCCTGCACAAGCATCTATATTCATATTACTAGTTGTACCTAAAAATAAATTGCCACTACTTTGCATAGTCATTTCGTCTTGTGCTAAAATAGTTGTACTTGATTCACTATATAAAGATACTGTGCTTTGTGCATTTGCGTTGAAACTTGTACCTGCACTAAATGCTGTATGTGTGCCTGTTTTAATATTACGTTGATCACCTGCTGATTCGTTATGATTTCTTCCTACAACAGTATTTAGATCTCGTATTGCTGTAAAGTTAATATCTCTATCTGCTGTAAAATTTAAATCTTGAGAGCTATGAATACTAATACTATCTTTTGCATAGATATCAATTTTTCCGTTTGCTGTTAATTCAATCCAACTATCACCACTACCGTGCGATATATAAATTAGATCTTCTGTATTGTGCAATAAAATTTGATGCCCTGTCCTTGTTCTAATTCTAGTAAGTTCGTTTGCAGGTAAAGTCTTATCTCCGCCTGATTCGCCGGCACGTTGATTGGTATACTCCATAGGCGTATCTTTAGCCGGTCCTCTGCGCAACTGGGTTTCGTCACCGTCGTCCATTACAAAACTAGAACCTCCTAAACGATTTACAGGTATTGTAGCTTTGTGGTCTTTATCGCCGTATCTAACCTTAGGAGAGCTAGGACGTTTATCTAAAGGTCCAGGAGTATTCCATCCATACACATTTGAAATAGCACCACGCCTAGCTGATGTTGAAGATAGTCCTCTAGTTTCGTCTTTATCTAATCCTTGATTAAACATTCGATTTGCATAATCTACATTTATAGGTTTATTAAATGCTGTTGGATGGTCTCCTCTTGTTTCCAGTAGCTTGTTAAATTCTCCCACTGGAAGTTTATCTCCTACAGTATTATAACCGGTTGTTGCCCTACCGTCAGGAACCATAAAATTCATATGTGTATCTTGCACACAGCCTATCCAGTAACCTTGATTCAATTTACCTTCTGCAAAAATAACTAATACCTTTGTTCCTATATCAGGTGGAACTGCCCAAAAGCCATAGCTTTTTTGTGTTGCATTGTATTGATCTTTTTTACCACTTCCGGCAAGCGGAGTAACTCCGTAAAACGGACTTAAATATTTTACAGTAACTATCTGTCCTGATTTTTCAGGACTATTACCAGCAGAACTACTTTTTAAAAGTTCAACTTCTAAACCACCGCCGTAATATGGATCAAGATGACTTACAATTAATGCTTCATAAGGACCAGCACTATTCAATTTTTCTGATGCTAAATTTTTATTACTACGTCTATCTTTCATTAGAATCCTCTTATAATGCCACGTTTGAGATCAGCTAATCTGTTATTTGTATTTTCTGTTCTTTGTGCTTTAATTTTCAGTACTTGTTCTTTAATTGTAGGATTATCCTGTGCAGTTGCTGCCGCCTGTGTTCCAGATGCATTTCCTGCATCGTCTAGAACACTATTTGCACCTTCATATTGTTTTGCTGCACTTTGTCCTGTAGAAGTGCCTTCTTGATTTATCCTACGAATACATTCTAATTCTTGTGTAAATTTTCCTCCAGCAAATCTCGACTGTACTTTAATAACTTTATAAAGACCGCTAAACGGTTCTACAGGAATAGTATCTTCTGGAAAATCCATTAGGCCCGTTTCGTCATTATAATCAATAGGTGTTCTAAAATTAAGTATAATATCAACTTCACTACGTTGATAATCCATTTGTCCATCTTGTGTAACATTAAGTGTACCTGGACGACTGTTATAATTTCCCATTCCGCTATCTGCTAGATAATAAGGGTCACCCATAATATTAAATGTAATTGTTACAAGATCTACTTTACTGTTTATAATACTATCATGGAAAGTTCTTGCAACTCTAGTAGCAACTGATTCAGCGCCACCGCCACCTATATTACCTGTACTGTGATTACCTATTCTACCAGACTTCCCTCCGTGCTGCCCAGACGGTCCGCCTTGACTGGGAGTTGCTTGTGATTCGCCAGTTGCACTTGTTCCTGTTTTTGTTGCAGTTACACTAGTTGATGATAATGCATCGCCATCTGCACTAAGCGCACTAAAAAATTGATTGTTTAAATTAATCTCAAAATCTAGTATATCATTATTAGCACCAGTATAGATATAATCGTATTGTTTATTAGCAAGGTCTACTAATCTATCAAACCCTGGAGCAGTTTGTGTAGGACTAGATATTGTTGCCATATGTACCTTATAAGGTACAACCTTATAAACATATACTTTAGGATTAGTACCAGTGCGTCTTTGTTCTTCAGAATCTGCTATAGGGTAAACTTCTGTTTCAATCTTAAACCAATCTACCATTCCATTTCTGTCATACTTTGGATCAGCAAACTTTTTACCGTAATCGCTTATAATAATTAGTTCTTCAATTATGTCTTGTATTTTAGAACCTTTAGGAAATGTATAAGTTCTTAAATCATGACTTACACTCATTTTATCATTTTCAAACAATAATGTTTCATCGTTATAAGTTAAACCTGCTTTGTTTAATGGATGATTTCCCGGTACGTCAATACTGTCTGCAAGAGTTGCTTGTCCGATAGCATTTATACTAGCTGCAACAGATTCTTTAAGTTTTCCAGATATATTAGACTTTTTTGCAATATACTGCTGCGAACTTTGTGTAACTACATTCCTGCTGTTTGCATTTAACGTCCCTATGCCTAAATCACCTATGTTGAATTTAGGAATAGCAGGAGCATTTCCGTTTTGTGTCAAATCATATATTGCACTTTGTATACCATTACTATCTCTAGACGAAGCTCCTGCTCCGCCGCTAGTAGAAGAAACATCATCAGGAAATATAATAACAAATTCGCTTGGTCTAGATCCTTGCCCTACATCAATTTGTTCTATAAACATATCATTAATTACTTTAGATAAACTTTGTTCACCCGATTCTAATATTTCATCTAATGTTTTTCCAGTCAATTCAACATCATTAGTCATAGTTTGTATCGAATTAACAAGACTTATTTCATTGTAAGGTACTGCTTGTACATCATACACAGTACCGCCACCTGTAACATTCATATCCATATTAACAAGTTTGAGCGGAAAAAATCGTTTGCCTGCACTGCCGATAAAATTGCCATCATCATCTTGCCCTAAAAATTCTAAAGTTAAAAGTAATGGTGTTTCTAAATAATTTCTATATTCCTCAGCAGCAGCAATCTGCAACGTTTGCAAAAATAATCCCATACTATACGGTTCCATTATTTTAAATGCAATATTAGTTGCATTAGTTGCCCGTTGAGCACCGGTAGGAGCAATAATTGCTTCAATATCTATATCATCAATATAGTATTCTATACGACCAGCACCTTCGTAAGCGGTGATGGCCTTTGTTGCAGCTAATCCACCTCCACTTTGTAATATTGTTTTAACTGTTTGTCCTGCTCTATAAGTTTTTTCAGGAAATGCCATTTGTGTACTAGACAGCACAGCTAAAGTAAATTTAAACGTACCATTAGCAAATTGTTCTAATTCATTAGGTGATTTTCTATTACTAGGTTTATTTGCAGAACTAATTAAAGGTAGACCGTACTCTCCATCATTAAATTCTCTTGCTGCTTGATTAAGATCATCTACCTTGCCTGCAACATACGCTTTGATAATATCTTCATTTGATGGCATGTTATAATCCTAAAACATTACGTAACGCTGGTCCATTTAGTAAGTAAATTTTTGTACCTGCTGTAAAATCAAACACAGGGTCTATTAATATATCCATATTGCGTTGCGCAAACACCCACCACAATTTATGATTTCCGTATATATGTTTTGCTGCTAAATCTGGACGTTGATGAAACACAGCTTCTATTGTATATAACACATCATTAGCTGTTTTTGGTACAGACCTGATTTCAAGGAAATCTAGATAATTTTCGGTATAACCAGTTAATGCATACGGACTAGCTTTATCATACGCCATTAAATAAATCCTCCACCATTTTTAAGGTAGCCGCCGTTAACAAACTTGTCAAGACTAAATGTCTCTACTTTACGTCTACTGTACTGTGGCATTAGCGTAAGTGCAATTTGACACTTTGTAGGTACAAAAGTTTTACCTCCACCTCCAAATGATGTTTCTATATAGTCAACATCAGATGGCAAGTCAACCATAAAAGTTGATAATACCACAGGAACATCGTTGAATACAAATTGTCCATAACCATTTAGTTTTAGGAGTGGGGGAGGATTACCTTGATTTGATGTTTCACCGTATGCCATTTTTGTTG